GTATAGGCGTCGCTAGAGCGATTCTCTTGGTCAACGGTTACGCTAAGGATACCGCCTTGCGTAATCGTTGCCTCAATTCCAAACTTCAGCGCCTGCTTGTCACGGATCATGTCAGTTAAAGGCCAAAGAGCCGTGCTGACGGTCGTGCTGATGTTGGCGGTAGCATTGGCATAAAGCTGAACCAAGTTAGTGCCGGTCGTGCCGTAAAGATTGATGGTGCCACCAACCGGGACGCTGACGACGCGGTTCAATGTTCCCTGAGAAGTGACAAACCATTTCTTATCAAAAAACACGAATTGAACGGGTCGAACGCCGGAACCATCATCGTAATATGCGTTAAAGGCAGCGCAAATGATATTGTTTACAACGACCAGTCCCCCGGTAATGGGGTAACTAAAGTCAATTTCCTCGAAAACGCCGTCAAGCGCGTCGCTGATTTTGGCGGTTGTCGCGCCAACAAGGGCGTAAATGCCGTAATCGTTGAGGATAAGAACGCTACGGAAATACGGGAAGATACCGCCCTTGCGGCGTGAACCAATGGCGGCACTGACGTTTGTATTGGAGAACAGCGTGATTCCATTCGAGTCCACGCGGACATCGCTGAAAACATTGATGCTATCGTCGCCAAAGATATAGAGAAAGTTGTTGGCGCTCAGAAGGCTATCGATGTTTCCGCGCAGGGTGCTGTCGGTAAGGACGAAGGAACCAGCCGCAACGCTGATGAAATCGTTGTAACTATCAGGCGAACTATAGAAAACAGTGCGCCCCTGACTGATCCAGGTGCGCCCAGAAAACGAAGCAACGTCAGAAATATCGTTGTTTTGAACGATTCCGAGAGCCGTGGCGCTGTTGCCGCCGCCACCCGCAAGAGTGACTGTCAAATTGGCCGCGTTCGTATAGCCGGTGCCATAATTAGACATGACAATCTGCGTGACTTGTCCGCCGCTGATAATGCCGATGCCAGCCGCGTTAGAGCCTCCACCGCCAGCGAACGTAACCGTCAAATTTGATACGTTGCTGTATCCGGTGCCGCCATTGGTAATTAGAGCCGAGGCGGTGCCTTTATTGAAGTTTAGGTACGACAGGGCGATATTCGCACCGGAGCCGCCGCCGCCCGTGACCGTTACGGTCGGGCTGGCGTTATAACCGGTCCCAGGCTCGATGATCGTCACAGCCGTAATGACATTGGCCGTAACCGTCGCCTCTGCCGTAGCCGTCACGCCGTTGGCGTCATTCGGGGCGCTAATGACGATAGCTGGCGTCGTCGTGTAGCCGCTGCCTCCGCTGACAATGCCGCCACCAGAAATTGAGCCGACATAAACCAAAGTCGTGCCATTCCAGGTGTAGTAACCCTTTTCAGGGTCAACGATTAGCGCGCGCTCGTCTTTCCATTGCGTCGCTCGGACACCGCTGCCGGTAAAGAAGCTGGACGAGGCAATGTTAGAAAGCGTCTGCGTCGTGATGTTATAAGCCTGGGCCGCGCCGTTTGACTGAAAAGCCAGGATGTAGTCGCCGCCGGAAATGCTTACGCTTGAAAAGGAAGCAACTGAATTGGACCAAACAATCGCGTTTGCGCTGCTGTTCGTTACAATGTTGGTTGTTTTGACAACCCTGAGATTGCCAAAGCCAATTGGCTGAATGTTCTCAAGCCAGGAAAATTCATCGCCATCAATGGCGGTGCGATTTGCCTTGGTGTTGATGCCCTTAAAGGCTTTGGTAATATGGTATTTCTTTGCCTGCTCTACGGGCGGCATTTAATACGGCGTCGAATAAGGGTTGGGGATTCGGCGCGTAAACGCGGTATTGATCACATTGAATAGCTCGCGCCTATACTGCGCCTCAAAAATCTCAGCCTCGCCATAGCTCTGTTCTTGATACTTGGCTTCATGCGAAGCGCGAAGCGCAACCGGGCTTTGATAGCGCACGGAAATTTCATCAACGTCGGAATCATCAGCCAAATCTTCTGGCGTAATAACCGTGTCTAACTCCAGAACGTAAACTTGCCCAGGAACAGGCCCAAGGTAAAATTTGCTTTGCCCGTAGTTTGAAAAAGCAATCGGCTGACCGATGTAGTTTTGCGTGTACCGCAAGCTGGCGTTGAATTGCGTCCAGGGCAAATAACGCAGTGGAATCCGCGTATTGCCTTGGTAGGAATTGATATTGAGAATGTCTAAAGTCCGATCCGCCTTGGGCAAAGAGGCGTAGTCATAGACCTCTTGATTGGCAACGGTCGCGGACGTTTGAAGTTCGCGCAGACAGCCGCTATCGCGCACAAGCCGCAAGCGGGCTGCGTTAATGTAGCTAGTTAACTGCGCGTCGGTCCAAAAGTTCCCCGATACGTCGTGCAATAAACGACGCACTTGCACGATGTAATCCGAAAGTGTGGTCACAGAATGGCACCCTTAAACTGCTCTCGGATACTTCCCTGCCCCCGCCCGCTTTGGCGGAACGGGGACAGGGTTTTGCTCGACAGCCGGGGAATGATCGCTGCGAACAACGGGCGGCGTCTCGCTCATCACATATTTCTTAATGCGCGCGACGCCTTTTTCGTAATCATTAGAAGTTAAGGCCCAACCAAGACGAGCAATCTTGGCGGGATGCTCTAACTCATTAGCGCCGAAAAAGTGGTGAGCCGCGGCCTCCGGCAAATCAGTCGTTTTACCAGTCGGCAAGGTGTAGCTAACCCCATTGTGCTGATCTACAAAATCAGACACATCGTTATTTGTGACATAAATTGTAATCACAGGTTAACGATGTCCCCATAGATCGAAATATCAACCGTCGAGTTGGCACCGCCAGCGGTATTAACGCGGACAAAGAACGCCTGCGCCGAAGCAGCGGAAATGGCCGTGTTCGCCGTTCCGGTAAAAGTCACATCCTGAAACTTCAGATTGCTCGTGAGGTTAGTCAGGACGGTGTTCGCGGTCACGATGTTAGAAACATTGCCATCACTAGATGTGTAAATGGCAACGTTCGCCGTGTTGGGCGAAGTGCCGCCCGCGTTCATAAAAGTAATCTGACGCACAATAAAAGCGCCGCTCGTCGCGGTGTTACCATTGTTCGTCAAGCCGCCGCCGACCACAGGAAGCGTGGCAACTGCGTTGCCCGTAGCGGACAACGCAGCACCAGTCACATGAGCGAGGGCAAAGCCGCTGAAGCTATCGGCATAAAGAGTGCCGACCTTATTTGCGCTTCCCATATCAGACCGCCTTAATCGTTGTACGTGCCGGAGGCCGATTCACCACCATTGACGGTGATGAGGGTCGCCGTCGTATTAGCGTTGACAGACTTCACGGCAACATTAACACCGTCAGACAGGAACATACCGCCGGTGTTGTTGGCGAGAAGCGTAACCCAACTCGCGCCGTTATAAACAATAACAGTCGTGTTGGCCTGCGCCGAGATCAGATAGGTACCAGCCACAACAACCGTACCGTTGCCGGTCGTGACACCGGCAACCGTGGTGGTCTGGAAATAGGCACTGTCCGCGTTAGTAACGCTGCCAGCGACTAGGATTTTATTCAAACCAAGAGCCATTGTTCCGCCTCCTTACAACGAAAGCGAGTTATAGCCAGTGACCTTAGTCATGGCTTTGGGCTTGGTATTGACCAGTTCGGCAATCATCAGCACCGCGCCGACATAACCGATCTGCCAGTTTGGCAGGGTCGATTCAAAGCCGGTAAACACGAAGCTGCCCTGGTCATGGATATACAGCGACATGTAGTTGCTGTTAATCATGTACAGAGTGCCTTCAGGGCAATACGGATCGGGGTAGACAGGAACGCCCGCGACCATAAGGGCGCGGAACGCGGCCTGCGGGCCATTCGCATCGCCATCAAAGCCGTTACCCGGCGTAATGACGTATGTTTCCTGGCCGACATAATCCTGCGCGAGCAGAGTCCAAGTACCAAATCCGCAAACGGCGAAGGTCGGCACTTCCGCGCCGTTCTTTACCGTACCGGAGATGTACTGAAGCACGTTCTGGCGGGTCGGGTTGACCGAGCCAGCGGCGTACTTCTTCGACTGCCACCAAGTGTAGGTGTTACGGTCGATGTTGCCATAGGTCTGCATCGTGGTGCCATCGTCGATAGCGCCAGGAAGGCCGATGAACTGCTGCGTGTCCGTCGTGTTGTTGTAAAGCGACGTAGCCATCGCATCCATCATCACGTTCGTCGTATCGTTCATGCGGGCTTCGATAAGCGGGATGACAGCATGATCTTGCTGCACCGCGCCTTCCATGCCGAGGAACGGAACCGGCGAAATAAGCAGCTTGAGGTTGAACTCAGCATTGTAAGCGCCCTGTTGGACGGACGGCTGCGTAAAGCTGCCGCTGTAATCCGACCACTGAGCGTTGACAAACTGACTGCCCTGAACGGGGACGGTCACTGAGCTAACACCGCCGCTGGCCTGCTGAGAATTAGCAATCAGCGAAGCAAGCAGGGGCGTAGAATTATATAGCTGAACAACCAGCTTGGGGATGAACGCGCGCCGAGTGACATACGTCAGTTCGGTGTATTGGTTCGATCCCGTTGCCGGAAGAATACCACCGCCAATCGGCATAGGCTCATCTCCGTCTAGTTAAAAATTCCCCGATTAGAAACCAACAGGGCGCGCTTTAGACCGAATCTCCTGAAACGCCTTGGCGGCTTCATCACGAGCAGCCGTCACAGGGTTTTTCCAGTAGTTCGCTAGGGTCTTTTTCGCGCCCTCATTCATAAAGTTAGGATTGTAGGTAGAACCAGCGGTCGGCTGCGCCATCTGCCGCTGATAATTGTAGTAATCAGCAGCGACTTCATGGTCGGCAATCTTCTTTTCAAGCATGAGCTTCTCGATTGCCTTCAACTCGTCGTCATCCCTGATCTTGCCGTTTGCAAGCAAGGACTGCCGACGATCCTTTAGCCGGTCGCGCGCGTCACGCTGACGCAAGTCATTCTCAAGTTTCTCAATGCGATTGTGACTGATGGCTTCGCGCTTTTCCTGCTCATCAAGCATATCAATTTCCGGCATCGGGACGTTCGGCGCGACCTTCTTGGTCAAACGCAAAAAATCCTTGCGAGTGTCGGGAGAGTTGGCGAGCTTGTTAGCAAGTGCCGCAAGCTCGTCGCGCTGTTCCATAGTCAAATCTTCGAGAGACATTTTGTAATTCCCCTTAGTAATTAGATGACGGACTTGCCGTCACTGACCTTCGTCAAGGTCATCTTATTCTTAGCGCCAGTCTTACCGGCGCTATCAAGACCGCCCATCGCAGCAAAGCGCGGCGGGTTATAAACCTGACCATTCTGCTGAGTGTTGTCGGTCGGACGACGGGGACGAGTAGCGCCACGCGGCTTAAAAAGTTCCATAAGTTCCTCACATGGTTGGAGTAGTGGCCGACGCTCCAGGCATCGGCGGTGTGGCAGTCGGGGGGGCAGGCATCGGCGGCGCAGAGGGAGGCGGGGCCGGTTGGCTCATAGCCGCACTCTGCTGTTCAGGAGACAGGGTTTCCATCAAGCGCAGAATTTCCGCGCGCTGAAGATCACCGGCTTCCTTATTGGTTCCCGTAATCTGCTCAAGAATCTTGACGGCTCGCACGGCGTCTTTCGCCTCTTGCGTGTCGCTGCCAAGTTCGGCTAGGGAATTCTGAATAAGCTGCATAGCAATCGAAAGATTGGCAATTGCCATCTCGCGCTCGCCAGTCTTAGGCTCAGGCGTGACCATCGGGCCAGCCATAGGGGCCGTGCTTTCTTCGGAAACAGCCTCATCATCTTCGATCTCGGTTTCAGCACCCTGATCCCGGCGAAGCGTATTAAGCATTTCCTCGGAGTCGTCTGTATCTTTAGCCATTTATTCAATGCCCCTATAATCAAGGGTTACAATCATTCTAGTGCGTATGTCAATGGGGTTATGGCCGAGGGATTATATCCCCCGGCATAACACTAACGACGGGCCTTACGACCGCGCTTCGCCATAGCCTTCATCATATCGCGCTTCATGCCGTACATATCATATTCTCCTTAAACAACTTCCCCGTTAATACCGGCGGACGGAACGATAGTCGTTACGCTCCGGCATATTGCTCCGCGTGATTGTGTTCCGATATTCCAGGCTCGGGCCGCGCTCCTCTTGGCGGAGACTCGCGCTCGTTACGCGCGGCTGGTCTGAGCGCGGACTAATGGCTTCGTTCATTTTGCTACCCTCAAAATGTTTTCGGTCAAACCCGACGGCGGTGCGGCCTCGGCTCTTTTTAGCCGCTGCTTCAAAAGGTCTTTCATCGGCGGCTCAAGAAGGTCGAGAAGGCTCTCTTTGTCGATTGCTTGAGCCTTGAAAAGATTGAACGCAAGGTCGCGCAAATCTTCCATAAAGATTGGGCTATTCGAGTGAGCATCAACTTTCACCACAAAGTCATCGGTAAACTGCGCCGCAATAAATTTGTTGCCGATTTCATCCGTATAGTGCCGCGTATCGTAGACGCGCATCATCTTGAGATACATCGTCGCCATCTTCTCAAGCGCATCTTCAACCAGCAGCGCGCGCTTCTTAGCGCGGCTAGAGCCGAGACGAGCAAGCTGCGACGCGTGACCAGCCGAGCGCACACCACTTTCGCCGCGACCCGAAAGAATGGAACTGATGCCTGACGCCTCGGCAAACATATCGTCAATTTCATTCAATTCGCGGAATAAATTTTCAGGGATGTTCGGCGCAAGTTTCTCGACTTTGGCAGACGGCATATCCGTCGCCAGCAAGCCGCCAGCACGGTTTAGCGCAAAGTCTTTTTCGTCAAGGATGCCGGTAAACCCAATCAACGCCGTGGGCGGCGAGACTTGCTTGGACAACAAATCAAGGATTTCCATCATGCGACGGTTGCGAAGCATTTGCAGCGTCGTGAGGCGCGAGACTTCGCTCTGTCCCCAGTAGTAATCATAAAGCGGTGAAGGCGCGATTTGAATAAGCGGACACTCGCCTTTCAAAAACACGGTTTCGCCGGGGCGGTCATAGATAACGACGCCTGGGCTGGCAATCGTGACCACCTGATAATCTTCAGTCTCAGTGTTCCAAACCCAAAGCTCACGCATCTCAACGGTTTCTTCCGCGACACGAGGCTTGTAGGTCGGCGCTCCGTAGAGATCAAGATTGACGTTGCCAATCATGTCTGGCTCAAACGAAGCCGTGATGATCTTGTCAACGCCTTCGGGAATTTCAATACGATTCGTCGGGCCGCTAGTGACCCGCTTCATCATCTCATCACGGCGAGGATGCGCGTAGATTCGCGCGTAAAGCTCGCTTCTGGTAATTGCGTAAGTGTGGCAAAGAGCTTCCTGGCGATCCGTGTAAGGAATGTCCTCACGCAAAACGCCAACAGACGCAGGCTCCACCATATGCGGGTGAGTGCCTTTGTTCGGAATCAACTTTACAAACGTCGTGTTGTAAACCAGCGCCCAAGTGAGCGCCGACGAGAAAATCTGATCGGCATTGCTGTTCAGCCACTCGTCGCGCAGAGCGCGAGTCAGCGCCGGAATCTTCGTCGTCTCAATCTGACTAACAGATGCACCAATCTCAATTGAGAAGCGCGTCGTTTCCGCCGAATAAAGGAAGGACGTAAGCTGGTCGAGGTGCGGGAAGATTTTATTGTAGTAGGCGGGCGCGTCCTGCGGGCCTGCACCAAAGAGGTAGTAGGCCCGCATCGCGGAATAGAAGGACCGGCGCTCCTCCACGGAGACGTTACACTTCTGGATTAGCTCCAGATAGAAGGCTTCGCGTTCGAGAGGCTTCTCGGGAATCTTCATTTTTTAATCTTCAGCCCCTCATGGTCAGGGATATAGCTTGCGGCCATCGGCCCACGGCTGACCCCTGCTTCTTGTGGATTGATACCCACAGGCTCACCATGAATAGACTTGATTGCGTTGCCTTTCAACAGACTTTCCATGCTCAAACCTTTCGCACCACCCCACACGGCCTGATCTCCAGGGCGAGGTTGACGCGGTTCAGGCTTATTGTTGCGGGCAAAGTAGCCGTCTTGCGCTTCGCCTTCACGGGTTGACTTGATGTCGGTCATCTTAAAGTCGCTGGCAAGGCCGCGAAGCGCCTGATCCGCCGTCTTGGTGCGCTGGCTTTTGTACGATGGCGGCTTTAGGAATACGCGAGTGACATCAGTCGCCCCGCAACGGGGGCAAACCGGGTCATTGTTCTCAAAATACCCGTGCTGCTTGCACTTATAGTCGTGATAAACGCTCATATTGTCATTTCCCCTTATCTTTCAACAAGTTAGGTGTAGAATAATCAGAGGCGTTCTTAATGCCTATTTTCAGCCCAATTTGACCATTATGGCCTATCAATTGGTAGGTTCGACGGGCAATTGGCTTGGGTTCCGCACGGTATTCCCAGAACTTCGTGCCGTCCCGACGCCGCATGACCCTAACATGGCCTGTTTTCCACTCATGGTAACCTTTAGAAACCTTGATCTGGGTGCGTTCGCTGATCGGCACCACGCGATCCACAAAAACGTAAGTAAGCTCGCGCAGGGACAGCCCGCATAAACCAGCAAACAAGTTTATACTTATTCCGCGCCTCTTATCCTTGATAAAACGCTCCATAATGTCCATTAACTCTACTTTTGGAATCATTATAAAGTTAGCCATGTATGCCGATCTTCTTTAGATAGGTAGAAACGGTGCGCCCCATAGCGACCTGTTCGGGCGTTTTGTCCTCTTGGACCTTGGACACGTTGCGGGTGATTCGAGCGGCGATCAATCTAGGCTGCACTTGCTCGGCAAAGGCGGCGCAAGCCAGGGCCGAGGCAATAACACGGTCATCTTTTCCGCGCCCTGGTGCGTGAATCGCACCGCCGTCGCGCACGATGGCCTTCATTTCCTCAATGGCGTCGGTCGAGCGCACTATCATCATCTCGCGCTCAAAGTAATCCTTCATATAGTTAAGCATCCGCTCCTTCGTGGCTGGCGTAGTCACCCATCCGATGCTGTTGCTCGGGCCTCCAAGGGTGTCGTTACGACGCCACAAATAGTTTTGCATCGAACCCAAGACGTTCATAAGGTCTTTGCCTTGACGGCCTTGGATGCTCGCGGCCTGACGACGCAAGTTTCTAAGCTCTTGAATGACGGCTTGGCCTGGGCCGTTGACCTCAAGGTTCAATGTTGAGTTGCGATACGCACCGGCAAGGTGAGCGATGATCCAGGCAAATTGATAAGTGTTCAATTCGCTGGTAGCAAACTCGGCAACCTGATCCAGCCCGTCAGCATAGACGCGATAGACTTGGATGCAGAAGCGATCCGCCCAATCGGACGAGCCATAAGCGGGATCGGCACCAATAACATAATAGGCAGTGTCAATCGGCTCCTCCCAAACGCGGAGGGTTGCAACGGCGGGATTGCTTTTGATGACCTGGGTATCAATGAAATTCATGCCGAAGCTATAGCGATAGCAATCAGGCACGGTGTTCTTCGCCGCCTTCATTGCGTCGGTGCAGCGCGAACTGCTGAAGAAGGAACTGCCCGTCATAACGAAAGCGTAATCTTCTGTCGGCGGAAACTCCTGATACATCAGGGCTTCGTCTCGGATGCTTTCCAACATCTTCCAACGCCACCATGCAATCTGCCGCGAGTTGATCTCGACGCCATAGAGCTTCTTAATGTCGCGCGTCCAAATCTTTTCTTCCGAGGACAACTTGCCGTCCCAATAGACTTTGTAAACCATGCCGTCTGGATCGGCGCTGTATAGCTCGTTGCGCCACCAGCCGCAGAAGATGGCCCGCTGGGTCCGCGCTCTCTTGGCAGTCACATACATATCGTGGAAAATGTTGAAGCCGCGCGCCGTGCTTTCAAACATATAGAGACGCATGGGATTGGTTTCAGCCAGAGACGCCAGCAACGAAGCCAGACCCTCCTCATCACCCCACGAACTTGTCTCAGTGCCGTGCAAATAAGTGATGGCCTTGCCGCGACCAAGGTTGCCTTTGGCGCGCAGACCGGCGACTTGGTAAAACAAGCGCGAGCGATTCTTCAGCGCAAGATGGTTGCGGTTGTGCGCGATAGCCGGGATTTTCCACTCTTTCGGCAAGCCGTCCATATACATAGACAGCGTAGAGCGAAACATATCGCGGTTATCTTCGGTGTCCGTCGTCAGGGTGCCTTGCAAACCTGGATTTAGGAAGTGCCAGTAAAGATCAAGCGCAAGGCTGATTGTGGTGATGCCAAGCTGGCGTCCCTTGAGGATGACGAAGAAATGAATGTCCTCATCTAAGCCTTTGATAATTTCGTCAATGACGTACTGCTGTGTACCAAGCAGCTTGTCGAGGCGCATCAACCCCTGCTCTTTTGTCTCAATCTTTAGATTGGAACAAAACTTGAGAAATTGGTCCTTATCAAACTTCATCTTCGTCCGTAAAAAGTACGAGCCAAAATCCAAAGGCCACAACGAGAAGGATAATTGTAACTAACCCGCCCATGACCCATCCGATAACTGTAAAAAGACTAGCCAATCTTTGCTCGTATTTCTGCCATCTGCTCGGGTGTGGCGCGGTTTTTAAGCCGTTCTTCGTCGGCCTTCCGTCGCCCGTGTTCTTCCAGATGCAGTCTGGCAATCGTAGCAACTGACCGGTGTTCAGAGGCAATTGCCTCGCAGCAATCATAAACATCGGCACGGGCCGGTATGAACCTGCTCGCTAAGGTAGAATAATCAGCGGCAGCAGCAGACACGCAGTTAGGATAGCGATTAAAAACATCAGTGATGCCCTCAACATATCCCGTCCCAACCTTGGCCGTAGATTTATATGGGTAGCTTTCGATGACCTTGTTAGCCAGCTTCCTCGCCTCCTGCTCCGTAATTTTCGGCTGAGAGCTATAGAGCGTCAAAGCAATGCGGCAAGAGTCCGGCGTGGCAAGGTCGGTCTGGAAATTGACGCGCGCGTTGCCCGACCGTAAAATATTCCAGTCGCGCTCACTGATCTGCGGCGACTGCGCGATAATGTTTTTGCCAAACTTCATTGTGCGACTGCCCGCGTCGATCCGTTTAAGTCAGCTATTTTTTCCAAGCAGTTGCGATGCAGGACGCGGTAATCTTCCGAAGTCTCAAGATTTTTTTGAGCGCGGTTGATAGCGGCCAAGACCGTTGAGTGGTCGCGGTTAAAAAAGCTGGCGATAAACGGCGACGAGACGTTCAGCAAGTCTCGAATCAGACACATGGCGAGGGCGCGCGCCATAAATGCTTTCTTTGTGCGCTGCGGCGAGAACATCTGATCCTGCGTCACGCCGCATACGTCACAAACTACAGTAGCAATCTGCTCTTTCATTAACATCTTATTCCCCGTTCATCGTGTGTTGTGCATACACCATACGGGAGTATTGTCGCGCCCGTCAATCGGCTTTTAGTGCGGGCGGTGTGTAATTCGATATCCGCCAGCGAGAGACGCCCTCGGCGGGCAACAGGTTCTGAGCCTGCATAAGCAGGCGCACTCGCTCCATAACGTAGCCGCCATGCTCGGCAAGCCAGCGGTGGTACTGCTGAAGTTGGTTGCCGAAGTCTCGGTATCCGGTCTGCTGCGTCTCGTCTTGCGGCTGTCCGGTCGTCAGATATCCGCTATTGGAAACGACGACATCCGTTGCCGTGCGCCAAATGCCCAGGGCTGGCCCTATGGTCTGAAGCCAATCGTCGCCGCAGATATGCCAAGTGCAGGGCGGATAGATAAAGCCACAAGCGCGGGCCAGCGGGCCAGAAAGAATATTTAATCCGGCTGTGCGCCAAGCGCCGTCAGCCGTTTCGTCCATGCAGCTAATAGTAGAAAACGGTTCCAGCAAAGACAGGCACTTCATGTCAAAGTATTCAGTCTTTGGCACCGCGTCGTCGCCTATGACGCCGTACCAATCCAGGTTCGGCCTGTGATTGAAGAACCAATTGGTTGCGGCAAGCATACCAACATTCTGCTGCATCACGGCGACTTCCCAGTTGCTCGGCAGCAAGTCACGAAACACTGGATCATAAGCCGCGCGCTGATCTTCGCCGTTCAAGACGACCATGCCCGGTGCGGACATCTTCAAATCCCGCGACATCTCAAAAAACTGCCGCAGCTTTTCAGGCCGCTTATAAGTCGGGAGGACAAACATTACGCCTTCTCCGCCGCCAGCATGGCCGCATCGCCCAACGGGGTGCCATCCAGCATCCCAAGCGCGTGGCGGTACAGGTCTAAAAGTTCCTCCTGTGTGCGGCGATCTTCCGCCGACATCTTGCGCTCACGCAGCACGGCGCGCATGGCCTTCTGGTCAAAGCCCTTGCTCCGCGCCTCTTGGAAAATCTCGCGGATACCCTCGCCAATCCCAACCTTTTCTTCCTCAAGCCACTCGATTCGTTCGATCAGGCTCTTTAACTGCGAAGCCGGTATTCCGTTATGTCCGATCATTTCATTCCCCTTTATTCAAAAAAGCGGGCAGCGCCACGAAGCCAAGGCCACGCAACGCCGCCCTATGCCGCCAACTGGAGCGAGCAGCTAACGGCAATTACTTAATGCCAAGATATTTCCGCACCTCGTTCAGAAGCTCTAGCTGCTTCGGGACATACAATTCTTCAGGGCGTTCCCACTGATTGAAAGTGTATCCACGAAAATAGCCGGGCAACCCAACGGACTTCTCCCACTCCGCATAGGGGCGGGTTTCATTGTACTGCGGGTTTTTCTTGTAATAATCGTACTGCTCCAACAGACGTTGGCGCTGCTCTGGCGTCAAAGACTCTGCAAAAGCGCCGTACTTCTCGCCCAAGAACGGATCGGTTTGGACGCCGTAGTGGCTAACGTAATCCGCCAAAACATCAATGGGCCTAGTCTTTGGATCAAAAACTTCAATCCCTGGCTTGCCCATCGGAAGGCTAGGGGGGCGCGGATACTCCTCAGACCCAGGCTCATCCGGCTGGTAGAACTCTAAGAACCCCCGCCCGCGACCCGGCGAATACTGAAAGGCAATGTCCTTGTCCGCTAGATACGGATACTCAGACAAGGCGCTTTCAAAGAGATTGTTTCCACGCTCGTTCTCAAGCGCATCCAACGGGTTAAAGTCTTCGTCTTCATCAGCCATAGCAATACCTACTCAATCCGCCAAACCCGAACCCCATCATCCTCACGCCGAGCCGTAAACTTGGCCCCGAACCGCTTGGCCGCACGAGCGTTCGCATTGCAAACCTGTTGAATCTTGCCGCCAGCAACAAAGAAGCTGTGGCCGACATCCATCTCATCATACGGATAATTCAACCGCTGCCGCGTAAACGCAGCATCCGGCATCGGAACGTCAACCTGAACCTGAATACTCATTAAGTACCTCCACTAAACACTAGCACAGCATAACCGCATAGTGCCTTAAATCAAGTTGAATTATCCCGCACCCACAAAACAAATCCGCCCGGCTGTTACACCGAGCGGCTACCGACCCACCAAATTACCCACACCCCTACTTCACCTTAGCCAGCCGCACAGCCATCGCCTGACCAGCGCGGTTCTTCGACGCCGCAGACAAATCCTTAAAATGATAAACCTGCT